GAATTGGAGGGTGTGATTGGATGTGATGAAGACGGTTACATTTTTGATGAAGAGTGGTTTGAAGAGTGGCTAAAAGAAAATGATTTAAAATAGAGGAGGAAAAATGTTTACAAAAAGAGAAGATGAACTGTGTGAAAAGCTAGGGTGGTTGGCTTGTCATGCTGATGAAGATGTTGAATATAAATCAAAGCATTTAAAAAATGCTATTGATAACGCATGTTCTTATCTTGAAGAGATAGGGTGGTATGATTTTAATGCAAACAGAAAGGATAAAAAATGAGTGTAGATAATAAAGGTGACTTGAGAATAGTAGGTTGGAGTATTAACTTAAGTTGGAGTGACGGTAAAGAAAATGTATTAGTAAATATTCCTGATGATATTGCAGGTATGATTGATGAATACTTAACAGAAGTGGAGGATGAAGTTAATGATAATTAAAGTAGAGTTAAAACTTCATAGGGTTTTAAATTTATTGCACAAGTTAAAAGTAAAACTCATTAACAACAAGGAAGTTACACTTGAGGAAATAAATAATATTTATAATAGACTAGATATTATTTATGATACTATGAGGGCGAACAAAAAAGATGTGTACAAAGATGTTTATAGAACTTCAACTGGTGGTAGTATTGTAAACATGCCTATAAAATAACTGGAACAAAAGGAGAACAATGAGTGAACATAAAATAAAAATATTATTAAATAAACAATCTCATTATGGTAGAGATTTATATTATATAAATGATGATAAAGATAAATGGTTAACTAATATTTATAATCAAAGTACATTAACTAAAGATAATATAAACTATCTTAAATCAACAGGACACTTTGAATTTGAATTAACTAAAGAGGATATATAATGTTTACATACTTCATAACCTTTAAACCTAAGGGTGAAAAGAAATATAGATTATATACTAATCAAATCTTTACTGAAGTTAAAGAGGCTAATGAATTTGCAACTAAAAGTTTAGGTAAGAAAGGTGACTTTGATGTTGTGACTTTTAATTCAGAAACATTTGAGGAATACTGGACTTAGTTATTATAGATATAATTAAATATTGTAATGTATTGTATAATTAATATTCTTAAATATTCCTATATAATCTTTAGCAGATTTTTCTGTTGTCAAAAAGAGAACAGATTAAGTACATGTCATGTTATATTTACATGGCAGGTATGCAATAACAACATATGTGGTATCTTGTTTTTGCCACATTTGTATAGTAAGGAGGTACTATGAAAACAAAAAAAGAAATCATGGATACATTCAGTAAGGATGAGATTAAAATTCTTATTGATATTATTCATGGAAGAAAAGACTTTGATACAATGGGTGAGTTAATCAAGGACTTCTATCAGGATGAGTTAAGTGATTACTATTTGACTGAAGTATATGATGACCATAATATTATGTCAGAGGATGAGGCATTGGTTAATGACTTGTTAGAAAAACTAGAGTTTGATTTGGAGGTAGCAGGATTAATATGATTAAATCAAAAGGACAGATAGCATATGATAAACATCAAGCTAAGTTACCTAAGAAACCAGTAGGTCAGTTAGCTTACAATCAACATTGGTCTGTTGAGGGTTTAGTAAAATCAATTGGTTATACACAGGAGGAAATTAATTTATGGGCAAAGTCAAACAAGCACTTGATGAAGTAAAAGTAGAGATAGAAGACATGTTAATAGAACAAGACATTGATGTTGAAGATGTAAAAGTTATATTAAAAAATAAATATTTTTTTCATAACAACAGCAATCCTTATTTAACAGATGATAAAACTATAGAAGAGTTATACTCTGAAATAAAAAAACAAAACGAGGAGTACTAATGAGAATACCTAAGAGAGAATTTACTTTAGAAAATTTACAAATATATGCTGAATGGGTTGCAGATATATTTAGACAAGATGATTTGTTTAAGGATGGTTGGAGTGAGGGTATTGTAAATAACTATACCTTGTCACCTGATTGGGACTATGCAGATTTAAGTAAAGTTGCTAAACTAAATGATGTAGAATTACTTTGTAGATGGGGATTAGATGAGGAGGGTTATAGACAGGAGTGGTATCAGTATATAAACTATGATAGTGAGGAGCAATGGCTATCTGAATATGACCGAAACTTTTCTAATGATACAACATTAAAGTATAATAATGTAGTACAACTAATACAGCCTAAGGATAAACAATGAAAAAATATGAGGTAAGTATATTGAAGAGAGGATATATCATTGAAAGAAACTTTGTCATGGCTAAGGATGAAAATGATGCATATGAAAGATATGAAGATGATGAGTATCTAAATGATGAATGGGAAGTAACTCAAGATGATATGAGTACAGATGATGTACAGATTAAGGAGGTTAAGTAATGAAGTATTGGATGTATTGTTTTCATGAACAGAATGGTGAACATGAATATACTCACAGATATATTTATTCAGATAAATGCTTAGAACAGATTGGTTATCAGGATGAGAATGATGATGCTAAAATACTAAGTAATTTTTTTGGTGATGAATTTAATGAAGATAACATGGATAGTATAGGTTACTGGACTGATGATGGTATGAGGTTAGTTTATGTTGAAGATGTTATTGAGGTTGAACCTAAACAATTTGAAACTTTAGAACTTGCTGGAGTATATGTGCATGAAAATCATGAGCCTGAAAAAGAAAACAAAGAAGATAAAAGTTAAGACTGCTTTGTATGGTAAGAAAGTTTTTGCTAGTGAAACTGAATATAATTATTATAAGTTATATAAAAGTTTAAAGTTAGATAAAAATTTTGTTCTTGATTTACATCAAGCAGTAGGAAGATGTGATGGACATATACCTATACAAAGTATGGAAGAAGAAGTAAATGCATGGCAGTATATTATTGATACAGGAATGCATATTCATTTAGGTGTTTGGTTTCAACAACAAGCTATGACACTAATACATATGGGAATATGTAAATTAAAAACAGTACATTAAATAGGAGGAATGATGATGAAGAAAAGTAAAAAGAAAAAAGATTGGTATGATACTCATGTAGAAGTACTAAGCTTTGCTAGTAGTAAACAAGATAAAAAATTAAAAGCTTTACTTAAACAAAAAATAAAAGAAGATTTAATTAAAACTAATGGAGGTATATAATATGTTTTTTGAAAAAGAAAAAAAGATAAATAAATATGTAATCATGTCTAAGTTTAAAGGCTCAAGTAATTTTTTTGTTGAGCAACAGTTTGATAATTTAACTAGTGCTGATACTTATGTTAAACTTATGATTGATAATGAGAAGAATAATAGATTAGAATATTTTTTATTTGAACAATCAAAGGACTATAATTATGCAGAAACAACTGAATCTATTTGAAGAAGATAAACGAGGCGAGTGTGACTTGGAAAGAATTATTGAAGAGCAGAAAGCCGAAATTGAATATCTTAAAGCTGAAGTTAAGTACGAAAGATTGTTAAGAACAAGAGGAGTAAAGCATAACAATGAATAAATAATTGATTTTATTAATTAATTATTGCCTTAATTTTACCACATTATTATGTTATAATAAATTAATTATGTTAACAAAAAGACAATTACAATTATATAACTTTTTAAAATCTTATTCTAAAGAACATCATATCATGCCTAGCTTTGAAGAGATGAAAGTATTTATGAATGTTAAATCTAAAAGTGTTATTCATACTATGCTAGGATATATAGAATGGAAAGGGTTTATAAAAAGATATGAAAATAAAGCAAGAGCAATAGAAATAATAAAGGAGTATAACTTATAATGTTTGATAAAGATAAAAAATATAAAGACATACCTTTAGATTCTGAAGTGTTTACAAAACTATCTAAATATGATAGTAATGAAGCTACAAATTTAGGAATGCTGTTAGCTAATTTAAGTTTCCCTTATCTATGTTGTTGTTGGGAAAGTGAAAATCATTTTAACAAATTACTTTCTAAATATAAAGTAGATATATCTTCTTATGAAAAGAGAGATAAGAATAAAGAACATAATAAATCTGAAATAGCTGACACTCTATTTAACCTAATAGAAACCAAACAATATAAAAAAAGAAATTTAATTAAGGAGTTAAGAAATAAATTTCCAACTACTAATGCAGGTGTTATACATAGATTGATAAAGAAATATTTTTCTCTAAGAATATTAGAGATAGATACAAAATATAAAACCAAACCCTTTGTAATTAAAGGTAGATATTTTATTAAACAAGGATAATAAACAATGAGTAAATTTTATTTAAAGAAAACATATATTAACTTAGACATGACGATTGATGATTGCTTTGATAATATAACAGATGAAAGTAAACTACAAAAGAAAGTACAATTTACTCCCAATTCTTATATCTCTAAACGAGATGTTAAATTATTACGAAGTACAATTGAAGAGATAACCGAGAAAGAATACAAAGAAAAAATAAAGAAAGCAAACAATAAAAAAAATAAAACTATTTCTAGTGATGAAATAAAAAAAGATTTATAATATGAAAACAAATCAATCTATTTATGATAATGATAATTCTTTTAAACTAAGAAATTTTTTATTAACAAGTGAATTAATTTTATGGAGGTCTGTTATTGTAAGAACTATTTTAGATTCCCTAGGCATGGATATACATGCTGGTGGTTCATCTAGAAAAAAAATAGTTGAAGATGCAAAGGCATGGTTCAATAAAAATAATTCTGATTTTAACCAAGTATGTGACTATGCTAATCTACAACCTTACTTCTTATTAAAGATGTATGATAAGATTGTAGAAAGTAATAATAAAAAATTATTTGATAAAAAAAACTTACATAAATTTTTATTAGAATACTTATGTACTTTTACGGAGGAGCAATAGTGAAGCTAAATAAAAATGATAAGTTTGATATAGACTTAAAGTATGGCAAAGTAAGAGAGAAAAGAGTAGCCGAGTTACTAGGGAAAGAACAAATAGAAATAAAAACAGAAAGGAGTTGGTGGAGAAAGACAGGTAATATAGCAATTGAATATGAATATAGAGGTAAGCCATCAGGTATAGATAAGACAGAAGCTAAGTGGTGGTTTCACATTCTTGAATTAGAAAAACAAGAATATTGTATGTTAGTATTTAGAGTAAGTAAGTTAAAAAAAATAGTAAAAAAATATAAAGCAACACACACAAAAAACATAGGAGATTATAAAGCAAGTAAGTGTGTAGTAATTCCAATTAAAGAATTATTTAATAGTAGTTGTTATGATATATAATGTATGGCACAAAAAGATTTAATAAGAGAATTAAAGTCAACGATAGCAGACATGACTAAAGAAAAAAATGATGCTATAAAGTTAGCTTCAGATAAAGATTCAAAGATTAAACAGATTCTAACACAACTAGAACAAGCTACCGATGATGTTAAAGCTATGGGTAAAAAGATAGCTGAACTAGAGGATAAGCTTAAAGGTGTTAAAATAAAAAAAGAAAATGAAAGTGTTGACAGCAATTAAAAATTATGTTAATACTTTTACAATTAATAAAAATAATAGAGGTATAAATAATATGGCACAAGTAGAAGGTACAGCATACTGGGCTTCACTAACAAGACCTAATGAAAAGTTTGAACCAATGTGGCGATTAGATTTAGCAGTAGATGATGCTACAGCTAAAGAGTTTGCTAAGGAAGGTTTTAAATTAAGTGAAACCAATATAGATGGTAATGTTGTTAAAAACATTATCAAGTTTAAACGAAAAGTTTTCAAAGCTAATGGAGATAAAAACCAACCACCGATGTTAGTGGATGGTGCAAAGAAACCATTAGATAAAATTGTAGGAAACGGAAGTAAAGTAATTGTTATGTATAAATCTTATGACTGGAATTACAAAGGTAAGACTGGCAAAGGTTTAGACTTACAAGCAGTACAGGTAAAGGAGTTAGTTGAGTACACTCCTAAGGAAGACTTTGAAGTTTTGGAATCAGCAGAAGGAAATGTTGATGACAATATTAAAGAAGATTTCTAACACCTGCGAATAACCATAAGTTATAATGTCAGTTTCATTATACTTATCTCCAAGGAGAGTCGGCTCAAACTGGCTCTCCTTTTTTATGAAATCAATTAAATATAAAGGGCGACAATGGAAGAAAATAATAATGGCTTTGTAAAGTATCATTTACCCTGTCCACTTTGTTCAAGTAGTGACGCACTATCTGTAAACAAAGATGGTTCAGCTTATTGTTTTTCATGTCAACAATACATAAAGGATTATGATATGGAAATTACAGAGGGTTCAACTAATGGTACAATTGAAAATCAAACAAAAGATTTTTTAAAAGAATCTATTTATGCAGAAATTGTAGATAGAAATATTAAAGAGGAAAGCTGTAAGAGATACGGTGTTACAGTTAAAGTAGATAGTATGGGAGTTATAACTCATCACTACTATCCCTACCACGATAAACAAGGTGCAAAGATAGCCACCAAAACAAGATTCACTAAGCTAAAAGAATTTAGTATTCAAGGTAATACTAAAATGTCAGGTTTATTTGGTGAACATCTTTTCCAAAAAAATAAATATATAATTATAACAGAGGGTGAGTTAGATTGCTTATCAGCTTATCAAATGTTTAAGACTGCTAAGTATGAAACACCAGTTGTAAGTATTAAGAATGGTATTACTTCAGCAGTTAAAGATATTAAGGGAAGTTTAGAATGGTTAGAAACTAACTTTGATAACATCATTATTAATTTTGATAATGATAAACATGGAACAGAGGGAGCATTAAAGGTAGCAGAACTATTTAGTCCAGGTAAATGTAAGATAATGAATTTACCTGAAGGATTTAAAGATGCTTCTGATTGTTTAAGTAAAAATAATATTCAAGTTTATACTAAAGCTTTTTGGGATGCTAAGTTATATGCACCTGATGGTATCATTAATGCTAATGTTTTATTTGAAGAGATTGCAAAACCAATTGCAAGAGCCTTTGTTCAATATCCTTTTGAGGGTTTAAATAAAATTACTTATGGTATTAGACCGTCTGAATTAGTTACCTTTACTGCAGGTTCAGGCTTAGGTAAAACTCAAGTCATGAGAGAGATTGTTCATCATATGATTAAAACTACTGAAGATAATATTGGTTTGCTTATGTTAGAAGAAACACCAGTTATTACTTCTAAAGGTTTGATGAGTGTTGAAGCTAATCAAAGATTACATTTACCTGATGTTCATGTTAGTAAAGAAGAATTAAAAAATTACTTTGATGCAACTGTAGGTACAGGTAGAGTATTTATGTTTGACCACTTTGGTTCTAACTCAATTGATAATATTGTTTCTAGAGTTAGGTACTTAGCTAAAGGTTTAGATTGTAAGTATGTTGTGATTGACCACGTTAGTATCATTGTATCAGACCAATCTAATGGTGATGAACGAAGAGCCTTAGATGAGATTATGACTAGGCTTAGAACACTTGTTCAAGAAACAGGAGTATCTATGATAGTTGTATCACATCTTAGAAGACCTGATGGTAAGGGACATGAAGAGGGTGCGGCAACATCACTATCTCAACTTAGAGGTTCGGCAAGTATAGGTCAACTAAGTGACATGGTTATAGGATTGGAACGTGATGCTCAAAATGATGACCCTGTTATTAGAAACACTACAAGGGTTAGAGTTTTAAAGAATAGATTTTCAGGTACAACTGGTCCTTGTTGTGATTTATTATATGATGGAGATACTGGAAGACTTAGTGAGGTTAAAATAGATGAAGTTTAAAAAAGTAATATTTGACATTGAAACAACTATGACTGCAGATAAAATATGGTGCATAGTTTGTAAGCATGGAGAGCATTACTATCAATTTAAAGACGGTAAAAATCTTCATCGTTTTGAAGAGTTTGCTAAACAGACAGAAGAGTTTATCGGACATAACATTATTGGATTTGATGTGCCTGTTATAAATAAATTCTTTGGTCATGATATCTTTAAGAATTGTAAGATAACAGACACATTAATCTTATCAAGATTATTCAATCCTATTTTAGAGGGTGGACATTCACTTAAAAACTGGGGTGTTAAATTAGGATTTAAGAAAATAGAATATGACCAGTTTGATTTTTTAACAGAGGAGATGTTAACTTATTGTAGAAATGATGTTGCATTAACAGAAAAGCTTTATAATTTTCTTAGTAGAAAGATGAAAGACTTTGGTGACTCTATTGAGTTAGAACATAAGACTGCAACTATTATTCAAAAGCAACATGAGTTAGGTTTCAAACTTGATATTGTTGAAGCTTATGGATTACAATCTTTATTTCAAGAAGAGATGAATAGGTTAACTACTGAAGTTAGAAAAAGTTTTCCTCCATTAAAAATAGAAGAAGAGTTTATTCCTAAATCTAATAACAAAGCAAGAGGTTATGTGAAAGGTGTTCCCTTTACAAAGGTAAGTTTTAAAGAATTTAATTTAGGTTCAAGACAACAAATAGCTGAACGACTTATTATGCTTGGGTGGAAACCTAAGAAGAAAACAGAAAAGGGTCAGGTGATTGTGGATGAAAAGGTATTGAGTGAGATACATGATATACCTGAAGCTAAATTAATTAACAGGTTTCTTATGCTACAGAAAAGAATTGCTCAAGTAAGTTCTTGGATTGAAGCGGTAAGAGAAGATGGTAGAGTACATGGCAGAGTAATAACCAATGGTACAATTACAGGAAGAATGAGTCATCAGTCGCCCAACATGGCTCAAATTCCTGCTGTGTACTCACCATATGGTAAAGAGTGTAGGGCATTATGGATAGTAAATAAAGGATATAAACTAGTAGGTGTTGATGCTTCAGGACTTGAGTTGAGGATGTTAGCACACTACATGAATGATGAAAGGTACATACATGAAGTCGTTAATGGAGATATACACACAGCAAATCAAATTGCTGCTGGTTTGGAATCAAGAGATAAGGCGAAGACTTTTATCTACGCATTTATCTATGGAGCAGGTTCAGCCAAAATCGGAAGTATCATCGGAGGTACGCAAAGAGATGGAGAAAGAACTAAAGAAAAATTTCTTAGAGCAACACCAAGTCTTAGAAGCCTACGAGAAAAAGTGGAGCGAGTGGCTGAAAGACGATACGTCAAAGGACTTGACGGAAGAAAAATAATTATTAGACATGCTCATGCCGCATTGAATACTTTGTTGCAAGGAGCAGGTGCAATAGTTATGAAGAAAGCCTTGACATTACTAGATGAATATGTTAAGATAAAACAAATAAAAGCATTTCCAGTTGTTAATGTTCACGATGAATTTCAATACGAAGTTGAAGAAAGTAGAGTCAATGAGTTTGGAAAACTAGCAGTTCAATCAATTATAGATGCAGGTAAACTATTAAAAGTGAGGTGTCCCCTAAATGGAGAATACAAAATTGGAAACAACTGGTCAGAAACGCATTGATACTTTAGCTACCGATATCAAACAATTGATAGCTGATATATCTAATGGCAAACCTGCCAACATGACTGAAGAAAATATAAATGTATTTCTTCAGAATATTAAAGAAGCTATACTAGCTTGGAATAAACCTAGTGACAGAACAGAGAATCAAGGTAAGCTTAGAATGTCTGTGATAGGTAAACCACCTAGACAATTATGGTATGATAAGCATAGTCCTAAAGAAAGAAAAGAGGATGATGCAGGATTAAATTTAAAATTTTTATATGGACATATCATTGAACATCTTGTTTTATATCTTGCTGAATTAGCAGGACATAAAATAGAAGACCAACAAAAGAAGATTGAGATTGATGGTATCACAGGACATATAGATAGTAAGATAGATGGTGAGATATGTGATGTTAAGTCAGCCTCATCATTTAGTTTTAAAAAATTTCAATCAGGTGAGATAGTAGGTGATGACCCTTTTGGTTATCATGCACAGTTAGCAGGATATGAAACAGCTAACGGCACGAAAGCAGGTGGCTTTCTTGTTGTTGATAAATCAACTGGTGATATGTGTTTCTATAAACCTGATGACATGGCTAAACCTAATGTTAAAAATTTAATTAAA